TCGCTGAGATATACTCTGACGATAAAAACAGTATCGGCCTTCAGAAATGGATTAAAGATTGGCAAAAGCAGTGGGGTATAAAACTCACAGCAGCAGACCGGAAAAAACTTGACGAGATTAAAAGTAAAGCGTTCACGATCTCAGGGGTTTTAAACTCTGATATTGAATCGAAGGTTGAGAAAATAATAATCGGGAATATTGACCGGCTGTCGGTTGAGCAGATATTTAAAATGATACAGGACGAGGTTTTTAATCCTCTTCTTGACACGGCCGAGATTAATGGGAAAGAGCCAAGTGCATGGCAGTTAAGAACGAATATCAGAACGAACATGAGCACGTATTTTAACAATGCGAGAATGAATGAGTTTAACGATCCGGATATTGTAAATTTAGTACAGGGATATATGTATTCAGCGATAATTGACAGCAGCACAACAGATTTTTGTAGAGGACATGACCAGGAGAAGATCGCAGCGAACGATCCACGGCTTCCGAATCTTACACCCCCGGCGCATTATAAATGTAGGTCATTATTAGTCCCGATTACTATTGACGAGGACTTTCAGAAAAAATGGAGTAATACTTATAAAGACCCGAAGACGGGTAAAACTGTAAATATAGAATCCCCTGCTAAAGGGTTCGGAGATTTTTAATCAAGAGAGGTAAATTATGAACAGGTCAAGAAAATATGAGGTTAACGCAACTTATAATAATGTATATGAGGTCAAGGCGGCGTTCGTCGGTTATATCGGTGACATAGTAGCGCTGAGTGTAGGCGGTTATGTCGAGGCGGCTGACGGCACTAATGTAGTTATTGGTGTGCTGAAAGAATCGGTCGATAACACGAAAGGCGGGAATGGCGACAAGGAAGTACTGGTCGACGTCAATCCTAAGGTCTGGCTCCCGCGCGCGGGTGCGAGTATATCAGATTTATTCAAGCGGGTATATGCGACCGGAACGAATGCGGTTGCGCTCGGATACAATCCCACGACAAAAAAAGCTGACGGTATTGTTATTGATTACAGAACTGACGAAGTGCTGATTGACTTTTTAAAAGGGGACACAGCACCGGAGGCCGGGAGCGGCGATTTTCTTGCAGACGGCAGCGTGCCTATGACAGGTGATTTCAAGCTCGGCGGCAATGATATATGGCTGAACGCAGCAGGGACAAGCAAGATAGCGAATGACGGGAGCGATAATTTTAAGTGGAGTTTAGGAGCAAATAAGTATTTAAGTTTAATAAAAAATGAAAATTTTTATAATCAAATATTTCCAGATCATATTTATTTTTGGGATGATGAATTAATTGGTTGGGGCTGTACTGTTGGAGCTATTTCCGGAGTTGGTTGGGGCATTGAATCTGAATCAGGTAGTTTATTTTTAAAAGGAGGGTATTTATCAAGCTATGTGAAATTTGATGAAGAAGGAGAAGGAACTTCTCTTACCCCTCGTAATGAAAAAGGTTCTTTAATTGGTGTAATCAATGAGATAAACGCAGCGGTCGGGACTCAGTCGGCAAATATAGCAGACCCTTCAGGCGGAGCGACAATAGACGCAGAGGCGAGAACGGCAATCAATTCAATACTCGACGTTCTCGAAACATTTAAGGCAATGGCAACAGCATAATCAATGTCAAAGGAAAACATAATGACAGGAAACGGAACGCCGAAGACAACCCGAGAGCTTTACTTTTATATTAAAGGCGAGTTCGATAATCTAAGAACAAAGAATGAGAGTATCCAGACCGAGCTGACAGAGCATAAGAGTTCGCACTGGAAAATTATTACTATTATCATTTCGATAATGACATTATATATTACAGCGTTGACAAGCGCATTAAAATTTTTTTTCAAATAACAGGAGAAAATCATGGAAGACAAAATCAAAACAAAAATCACAGAATTAAAAGAATCGGAGAAGCAGGCGGTCGAGAGATTGAATCTGCTCAGAGGCGAGATAATGAAAACCGAGAGAGCACTTGAGCAGATAAGAGGAGCTATCGCTATCTCGCAGGAATATATCGAACCTGTCAAAAACGATATTGAGAAAGCGAAGGAAAAGAGAGGTAGTTAAAATGCCGTACGTTAACGAACACGCAGCCCGGATAAAAGACCCTAAGCAATATGACTCATTTAACAGAAAGAACGATGAGTTTGGCGAGGGTATTGATATCATTTACGGGATAAAAGACGATAAATCAGAAGTGCAGGCGATCCGGTTTGACGCTAAGAAGTTCACGGAAGAAGAAGCCCGGGAATGGCTTGAAGTGAATAATTATGAGCCAATTGAATTTGAGGCGGCCGTTGAGGTTGAGGAAAATTCTGCTGAAATGATAATTGAAAACGTTGATATATGGCGAGCCGGGAATACTGTTGACGGGCGAGAGGTATCAAAATCAAAACTTGAAAAGGTATTTCAGAACACCCTGTCCATGCTGAGAGCGATCCCGAACTTCAGGATAACAGTCAAGCCTGACGGCCACTGGCACACTTCAGAAAAGATAATTGCCTATGCTGATAATATCCGGAAGGTTGGCAGCCGGATAGTATGCGACATAGTTACCCGGAGTATGGACATAGTAAAGGATATTAAGAATAAATCATTCATAGCGCCCTCAGCAGAGATTTCAAAATTTAAAGAATATGGCGAGGTTATTTCAGGGATTGCTTTAATCGGCAATTCAATACCGGCCTTCCCGGATTTACAAGGATTACACTCCGCCGCTGCAAGCGGAGACGTATATTGCATGACTCAGAGCGACTGGATTTCAGTCGAGGACTTTTTTTCAAAGTCAAACAAATTTAAAAAAGTGGAGGAAATTCTAATGGAAGAACTTAAAAAAGAAATTACAGAACTGAAAGAAGAGATAAAGAAAATAAAGGCAGAATCAGACTCTTTTAAAACAGAAAATGATAATCTGAAAAAAGAGAATGAGACTCTTAAAACTTCGATTGATTCTTTCAAGAAAAGTATATCTGATAAGAAGACGGCTGATATTTCCGAGTTCGTTTCAAAACTTATCGAAGCGGGCAAAGTTACAGCTGACAAGAAAGATCAGATAATTACTCATTTTTCGCAGATAACCGGCGACAGTTTCATAGAGGATCAGATCAAGACTGATATTGTTTATTCAACAATAATGTCCACACCTGAACCGAAGAAGAAAGCCGGAGATATATTGCCGAACGGCCAGCCCGGACAGACTTTGAGTTTATTCTCAGAGCAGCTCGGCGTGAAGAAAGAATCTTATGAGGCATTCGAGAAATCGAACAGCCTTAAATTTTAAGGAGGTAAAAAATGGCAGATTTAACAGCAAATACAGAAAGACTTTATATAGACGGCGGCCAGGGGACTATCAGAAAAATTCCCGTGGCGGCCTCGGAGCATATTTATTGCGGGATGATATTGAATATCTCAGCGACCGGATATGCGAAGGCAGCAAGCGACACAGCAGGCGAGAAGATTGCCGGAATAGCGAAATCAGAAGCGGACAACAGCTCCGGGGCTGATGGCGATATTTATGTTGATGTTGCGATCGGGACAAAGACATGGATTTCGAATGCGGCTCTGACAATAGCGGATAACCTCGCAAAGGTTTATGCGACTGACAGCAACACGGTAGCGGCAGCGGCCGTTAACGTGGGCGCTTGCGGCAGGGTGATTGACGTTGACGCCGGCGTGAAGGTTCTCGTGGACTTCAGTGTCCCCGAACTTGTTTAAAAAATCATAATTAAGGAGGAAAAAAAATTATGGCAACAATATTAACAGCAGATATTATAAAAGATTTTGCCGTGTTTTTTCTGGAAAGATTTAATCAGTATGAAGATTTAAACATGAAAATATTTCCGGATCTCACGGTAAAACATGAAACACAGACTGAAGTGGGTGGAACGGTTCGGGTTAAAATACCTCGGATAATTCCTAAAATGCAGACATGGCATCCTTTGACAGATCGTCCTATGGAAGATGTACTCCCGCCTTTTACTCATAACATTGAGATTGAGAAAAAAGGAATCGGATCTGAATTTTATGAGAAGGATTTAATCAATGATATTCTTGGCACGAAAGGAAAATTGCAGGCTTATGCTGAACAGGCAAAGGCTTATATTCCTCAGCGGGCAATGGAAATGATTGGAACCGGCTCAGCGACCACATACGGGACTTGCTTTGATGGTAAGGCTCTTTTCGCTAATGATCATTCCTACGGTTCACAGGCACTTGATAATTACATGGCAGGTGTTGATCTTGATACTGACGGTTTAGCTGTGGCTCTTTCTCATTTTAATACTATGAAAGATGAGAAAGGCGAAGTAATGGGCATTAAGCCGACCTATCTCATGTATCATCCTGCTCTGAGTAAGGCAGCTCTGACAACTCTTAATGCGACAATGATTTCAAATACCAGCAACATTTTTCAGAATGCGTTAATTCCTGTTATGAATCCTTATTTCACAAATGTGAAGGACTGGGCTGTAATTGCTTCAAGGAAACCGAATACAGCGGTATTATGTTATATTCAAAAAGAATTTAAACAGAATCCGCAGGTTGATGATATTACAGGTATGTTCATGCGCGAATGTGTGAAATATGGCGCAACTGTTGAGTATGGCCTCGGCTATCTTGATTTCAGACTCGCTCTCGGCCTTCAGACAA